TGACGACCTAGGTGATGTAACATCAGCAGGATTAAAAGTTTCAGATATTTACTTGCCAGCAATTACACAATTAGTTGTTGCTGCTGTAGGTACTTCTGCTTACACATTTGACCAGTACACTGGTAATAATCCTACAATTTATGCAATTAGCGGAACAACGATTGCATTTAACTTACAGGGTGTTTCAGCAAGTCATCCATTCCAAATTCAAGATGCTACAAGTTCAGCATATGATACGGGTTTAGTACACGTATCAGATACTGGAACAGTAACTACAGGTTCTAGTGCGAATTCGAAAACTGGTGGAGTATTGTATTGGAAAATTCCTGCAGGACTATCAGGTGGTTACAGATATCAATGTACTAATCACGGTGCTATGGTAGGTTCAATTACTATTAAGAGCTTCGCTACAATCTAACACTTATTATCTTTTAATCTTTTATCAAGCATTTTTCTAACAACAATAATGTCCTGACGTTGTTCTGTTGCCTGTGTCATAGCTTTTGCATCAAATGCAAGATTAGCATGAGCTTCATCTAATTTTTTTACTACATTAATAAGTTTTTCAAGTAGACCGTTGCATTGCGCTCTTTCTACTTCGTCAGACACGTTTTTGATTCTTTCGTGAAAATCTTTAACGTCTTTTTGAAATCTAGGTTCTTCAGATAGTACTAACATCTTTGTGTAACTCCAAAATAGTTTCTATTTTTGTTCTTATTAGATTATTATTTAATGTGTTCCTAAGCCCAGTATGTAAGTTCTTGGGTAAGTAATTTAAATCACACCAACTTATTGTATTTGCTTTTGTAGTTAAAAATTCTTTCTTTACTAAACAAATATAAGTTCCGTATTCAAAACCTTTATCTTGACTCAGATACAATTCAATAGGAACAATTTTACCTTTAGAAAAATCTTCTTGCAATGCTAAACTGTCATCAATTACAGAAGTTTTTCTTGCAAACGTAGGAACAGACCACTTTTCATTCTCTAAGATTAGTAGTATTCGTTGAGTGTCTGTTGACAGATATAGTATTCCAGCTCTCTTTTGCATTAAAATACTTATGCTGGGTTAGGGTCAATTCTCCAATAACCTGGCGAGTATTCACCTTCGAATGATTTAAGCCATTCAGTACCCGTCCATTTATATTGGATGCCTGTTTTTAAGTTTTGAAAATATGTTGGATTTGCTAGTGTGTTTGGATCAGCTAATGTAACCCAATCTGTACCATTCCATTCAATAATTGAATTTGCAACAATAATAGGATCTTCCCCAGTTGATCCTTTCCATGCATCTGGACCATCATAGGCTTCGTTGTATGGAGTTTCTCTGTAACTTTGTCCAACATTATCACTATCGTTAATATTATCAAGTACTAGGTATCTTGTGCCTAGTGGTATTGCTGCGTAACTTCCCCATTTCTCAATAGGATTAAATTTATAAGGATCAATGATAGCGTCAACAGTAGCACGGGCAGCAATGCCATTCACAGTTGAAGCAATAGTAGTGTTACTTGGAATAGTATCTTGATCAAATGTTATTAATAATACTTTAGGATTAGAAGGATTAACAGCATACGATCCAACCATTTCAAATCCTGTAGGCTGTTTAAAGTATATTCTTGCTCCGGCTTTAAATCCGCCTAATCTATCTAATACACCATTCCAATCAATTTCTGTAGTTTTACTTTTTTGTTCTTTAACGTCAAGTCCTAATGCATTTACTGCTTCGTCATCATCTACAATGGTTAAGTCATAATCGTATGGTTGATTGTTGTTTGACTTGAATAGTAACACACCATAACGTGCATTTATATATTGAGTAGATTGTGCTGTTGTAGAATCATAAATTAAGTCATTTAGATTTGTTACATCACCCGACTCAGTAAATATGTTTGCAATAACACTTCTAACAACACCAAGTTTTTTAACTTTAGTTGGCGGAGAAATGTATATTGGCATTGTAAATTCTAGTGTGCATACATCAATATCGTCGTCAACTCCTGTAGGCACTGCACGTGATGTAAACTGAGTTGATTCTAAATTAATTACACTTAAACTAGTCCAATCAATGTAGTTGTCTGTTGTTTGAATAGCCATAGATGGATTAAACAACACTAATATTTGTTCTAGTATTTGTAATTTTTGATCTGTATTAGAAGTCCAAATATCTGCTTTCATTGTTAAGATAAAAGGAGTAGGCATAAGTCTTTCAACAGTGTATGCGTTACCTTGTGCGCCTGTGTAGTTAGGCTCACCTGTGACTGCGTCAAATGTAAAGTCTCTTTCTCTTACACTCATTTTACTAACAAACGAAGGATCAGTTAAACGATCTCTGTCAATTTGCAATCCTGAAATGTAACAAGACATACGAGGAACAGTAGGTAACTTGTTCTCAGAATTTTCTCTGATAATTGAAGCAACCTGTCTTGTAAGATCGCCATACATAACAGGAATTGTTTGCTGAGTTTTATCACCTGCTTCATATTTAAAGCCTATGAAAGCTCTCATAAACTGAGTTACATATCTTCTTATTTGTCCGTCGTAAAAGAAATCCATTAATCGTCTGCCTTGGGTCTAAGAGCTTTACTCAAACTCTGTTTTTCTGAAACTTGTTTGCCACCTATATTATTAACTGTTGTATTGTTAATAAATGAATCCTTACCTTTACTTATTGCAGGATCGTGTCCAGCAAAGTCTTTACCTGCACCTACTTGACTTGGACCTAAGTTACTTCTTGTCATTCTTACATCATCTTCAGTTTTTCTCCAACGTATTCCGTCAAATCTAAACAAGCGTGTAGGTTTGTAATCAGTACGTAAGTGAAACTGTCCTTCGATAGGATTGAGAGGAAATGCTATACCTTGTGTAAACGGTGCACCATTTTCTGGTAACCCGTCACCAATTAGATAACCTTTATATGCATTACCTTCTGGTGTTTGGTATGCAGTGTCAGCGGTAATAGACATATAAACTTCGTTACCGTTGTCATCAAGTAATGTATTACCATCTTTGTCTGTACTAGGAATTAGTAAGTCGTCACTATCAGCTGTAACAAGTTCTGTGTTACCTTTATTGTCAGTTTGCATAGTATAGAATCTACTAGTGTCATAACCTGACTGTGGTGAATCCGCTTCAGCTTGATCAAGTACTGCTTGTGTAACTTGCATTTCTTTTTCATACGTACTCATAATATCTTTGAGTGTATCTGCAAGTTTATAGTAGGTTGCATTAGGTGGTTCAACACCACTAATTTCTGATATAACTTGATACTTCTCACCGTTAGGAGCAATAACTATATCGCCTGGGAAGTAAGTTGAATCAGCATTCCAAGTACCTTTTAGTGCTTCTTTGTCTGCAATGCCATCTAAAATTTGTTTGAATTCTTGTGAATCTACTAATGGTTTACACTTTGCTCTATACAAGTGTGGATACCATGTATTTGAAAATCCTTCTGCTGCACGATTAACATCTTCAATTACATAAAAACGTTTTAGTGCATAATTTAAATCATTAAGAGCATGTTCGTCATCTAAGTGAGGCAATTCAATAACATCGCCTGACATAATTTTTCTACCTAGTTTTTCGACAGTATCATTAATATGAAATGTAATAAACACTGTATCATTTTGTAGAAATAAGCCAAACTGACTTAGATTAAAATCAATGTCTTGTACATTGTATACACCACGTAATCTATAAATATCTGGATCATACTTGCGATCTCTATTTTCTAAGAACAGCATATCCTGAATATTTGTAGGATCATCTGCGCTATATGTTGGTGTTGATGGTGTATTTTCTTGTGCGTTTCCTGGGCCTATGTACTTGTGTACTAAGACATCGGTACCGCCCACTTGGAACATTTCCCAAACGGTTTTATCTTGAAATTTGTAATCGTTCCCTTTTTCGGGTCTATATAAACTCAGTCTTGGCATAGTATAAGTATTTACCTAAAGTTACGAAAGGCATAAATACTTATATGAGCCAAATAGAAACAGCAAAACAAGAAGTATTCGACTATTGTAAAGCAATGCTAGGCGATGGAATGATCGACGTCGAGCTAGATCCTATTCACTATGATACAGGACTAAAACGTGCTTTGGGTGTTTTTCGACAGCGAAGCGACAATGCCGTTGAAGAAAGTTACATAACACTTACGCTAGAAAAAGATAAGAACGAATATACTTTGCCACATGAAATACAGCAAGTGAGGCAAATATATAGAAGAAGTGTTGGTAGCAGAACAGGTAACGGTACAGGCGGTACAGTGTTTGAACCTTTCAACTTAGCATACACTAATACATATTTGTTGAGCTCAACTAACATGGGTGGACTTGCAACTTATGAATTATTTGCACAGTACCAAGAACTTGTTGGAAAGATGTTTGGATCATTTATTAATTTTACTTGGAATCCTCAAAGTAAAAAGTTAATTATTATGCAACGTCCAAGAGGAGAAGAACAAGTACTTCTTTGGGCATATAATGAAAAGCCTGATTATACAATTTTACAAGATGTATATGCAGGGCAATGGATTAAAGATTATACACTAGCTAACTGTAAAATTATGTTAGGACAAGCAAGAGAAAAATTTGCAAGTATTGCAGGGCCACAGGGCGGTACAGCCCTAAACGGACCATCGTTAAAAGCAGAAGGTGCAGCAGATTTAGAAAGACTTACAGTGGAACTTACAACTCAAGTTCCAGGTGGTCATGGCTACAGTTGGGTTATAGGATAATGAAAGCAGACGAATTTATGTGGGAAGGCGAAGAACTATACGACGGTATGGTTTGGGGCAGAGGTAAGTCTACTGCTAGAGGTGGAACAGTCAAGATGAAGTTCCGTTGTCCATCAGGCCCACGCAAAAGTAGGCAAGTATCACATCCGTCCAAATGTTGGGATCATCCTAATATTGCACAAGCACAGCGTATGAAAACTACTCGTGCTAGAACTGGTCCTCAGCAGGCCAGACGTCAGTCGCGTACCAAAAATATCAATACAGCAACTCGTTTGGTAAGAAGACTTAATAAATTCAAATAAAATACTTGACATTCGATGTTTATCCTAGTATACTGTAAAGTATATTAACTAGGAGAGCATATTTGTGATTATTGGTGTATGTGGTTTTATCGGTAGCGGCAAAGACACTGTCGCTGACTATCTAGTAAACTTTCATGAATTTAGAAGAGAAAGTTTTGCTGATACATTGAAAGATGCAGTTGCATCTGTGTTTGGATGGGACCGAACTTTACTTGAAGGAAGAACAAAAGAAGCACGTGAGTGGCGTGAAGAAGTAGATCCTTGGTGGGCAGAAAGACTAGGAATGCCAACGTTAACACCGAGATGGGTATTACAATATTGGGGTACTGAAGTATGCCGTAAGAGCTTCCATGATGATATTTGGATTGCTAGTTTAGAGAACAAAATACGTAATTCTAAAGATGATATTATTGTAAGTGATGTTCGTTTTCCTAATGAAGTAAAAGCAATTAAGAATCAAAATGGTAAGATGATATGGGTACAACGTGGACGGTTACCCAAGTGGTATGACACAGCACTTGAAGCAAATGCAGGTAGAAACATAGCAATCAATGAGCTAAAAATACAGAAAATACACGCTTCAGAATGGGCTTGGGTAGGTACTAAATTTGACCATATTATTCACAATGATATGAAAATTGACGACTTATATAACGAAG